ATGGCGGGTCATTCTAAATGGGCCAATATTAAGCATCGTAAAGCTAAACAAGATGCAAGTCGCGGTAAGGTTTTTACTAAATATATTCGTGAAATTGTGACTGCTGCCAAACTTGGTGGTGGAGATCCTGCTAGCAACCCTCGTCTGCGTGCAGTAGTTGAAAAAGCTCTCTCAGTTAATATGACACGTGACACCATTAACCGTGCTATCCAACGTGGTGCTGGTGGTGAAGATAATGATGATCTAAAAGAAGTAACTTATGAAGGTTATGGTGTTGGCGGGGTTGCTGTTCTTGTTGAAACAATGACAGATAACTTAAACCGTACAGTACCAGACGTACGTCACTGTTTTAGTAAAACAAATGGTAACTTAGGAACTGCGGGTTCTGTATCTTATCTATTTACTAAACGTGGTGAGATTACTTTTGAAGATGTTTCTTTAGAAGATAAAATCATGGAAGTTGCTTTAGAAGCTGGTGCTGAAGATATTGAAGTTTCAGAAGATGAAATTTTGGTAATCACTTCACCAGAAACTTTCGGTGAAGTACAAGATGCTCTTACTGCTGCTGGTTTAAAATCTGATAACGCACAAGTTGTGATGAGTCCATCTACAAAAGCTGAAATTACCGATGTTGACCAAGCAAAACAAATTCTTAAAATGATTGATATGTTTGAAGATCTTGACGATGTACAAAACGTTTATACTAACGTTGAATTCTCGGATGAGGTTTTGGCTCAACTTGATGCTTAAATCAAACATTTGAATCAAAGAAAACGCACCATTTGGTGCGTTTATCTTTTATATAAATCAAATAGTTAAAACATGATGTTGCAATCTTGTTGCACTCGGTTTTAAAAACTACACTTTAAGATTTCTATTAATTTTAAAACCTATTAAAATTTATTTTAAATCTACTTTAATGGGAAGTTCCCAACGGCGTCTATTAAATGTCACGGTTCCATCAATGTTGATTGGTAATTGATTACCGTTGTAGTCGAAAACCTTTATGACTTTACCGCCTTTGTTTACCTCAGCAAGCAAATTACATGTGTGCTCAAGCTTTCCAACTTCTGTGACCATAATCATTAATTGCTGCATGATAAAACCTCGAGAGAAAAAGAGATGAGAATAATTTTGCTCAAAATGTGCAATTATCCAGATTATTGAGCAAATAATTGCACACTAAAAAGTCATTACTCAAGAGCCTTCACAAGCGCACCGTGCCTTGCTTTGCAGTCATTATATTTTGCAACTGTATCAACTGACCAGATCATTAAATCTTTGCCAGTTGTGCCCTCAATTTCATTTAAATTAGGGCATGGTTGAATAAGATTAGCTGGTATTACCGGCTTTGATAAGATCGTTGATTTGGTACACCCCGTCATCATCAATACAGCTAGACTTATAAACAGGACGCTCCACGATCTTTTGCACTTCACGTGTAATTGTTTCGACTCTAGTGCTTTGCTCTGCTTTAACTTGTTCATAGTCTGCGCTCACTTTATTGATCTGATTTTGCTTTTCGGCAAGTGCTTTTAAATTCTTGCGCTCAATCTCTTGGATCTGCGATTGACACTTTTGTTCAGCTTCTTTTAACTGACCAGTTTTGTAATTGAGTACGGCCAAAGATATGACCAATAAAAACGCGAGAAACCCAATAATGATTTCTCGCCAAAATTTAGCAGCGAATACAATCCACATCATTGTGCTCCTATACATTTCGTGTGTCGTTCAAGCTGTCTGGTCCATACTCCATAACAGCCATTAGATCGAACAGAGCAATCGCGTTTTGCAACGTACTTATATTTAAGTAATGAGTCGCAAGCCGCTTTATATTGGCCAGCTTTCAAGTGTTTAAGCATTGATGATTTTGCGAATGTTGGTACCCCGTACTGATATGAAAAATCCAAGTAAAGGTCATATTCAGTTTGTGATAATTTCACGCCCTTCAATGAATCTTTAAATGCTACTTCACGTTTAGCCACATCATTACGCAACCACTTATCTGCGGTCGCACGTGTAATTGGTGGATCTGTCATTTTTACGGGTGAGCCATCTGGTTTGAATGTTGAACCATGGCCCTGTGTTGGCCGATCCCCTTTAACGGGAATTACTGGCTTTGATGTAAACCCTTCATCGTTTTTTACGCCCACAAAAAAAGCAGCCGAAGCTGCTAAGACTGCTGCAATATATTTAGTCTTGTTTGACATCACAGTCACCTTTTAAGTTTTTTATACGCAACTTGTATTCAGCCTTTCGCATTTCGTGCTCCACCTTTTCACGGCGATTACGGGCAATTGCAAAATAAATTTGAATAACCAAACCAAGTGCCGCAATAAATAAACCACCCCACGCAATAACATCGATCTTTGCTGCAAATCCGATAAATGACCCCACACCGCTGGTTGCTGTTACTTTTGATGTTAATGTTGCTGCACTAGCTTCAAGTGCAGACTGAGTTTCAGACATTTTGGTTCTCCAGAAATAGGCAATAAAAAAGCACCCAGTTGGGTGCTATCTAAGAAATTTCTAAATTAAAAATTTACCGCTTCAATTTCTTCATATGTCAAAGCAGTTTCAATTTTCTGTCGTGCAATACGCCCTCTTTCATGAATGTTATTAATGTGCACTGCAAGTGCTGTTTTTAAGTCAATCAATTGATCAGGACTAAGATTAACAACTGAATTGTCTTTTAAAGTCCACTCAACTGATACACCTAGCAAAGCTGCAGTAGCGATTCTTAGTTGAGAATTAGAGTCTGAATCATAAAGCTTATTTTCAAACTCGAAACCGCCAAACTCATACTGATCCCGAATCTGTTTGATTTGTTCCCATTTGTGCCTTTTCACATCTTCTAAAGTTCGATTATCGACCCACTTCTTAGTTTCATAATCGAAGATATGATATGGCGAGGGCTGAGCAGGCATCTCTACCCACCCACCCTGATAAAACATATTTGGATAAGGAGGATCATCTAAAGCTACACACCCCTCCGGAGTATTTAGCTTGATCATCTCTTCATTACCAAAAATATGTCCAATAACTTCACCATTCTTTGAAACTAATACCGTCACTTTTTAAGCTCCAATGTTGATAAAGATGACATGGTGATTATTGAAGGCGTTTCAGCAAAGCCACCTTGAGCTACAAATGAACCATAATAAATATTGGAATATTTAGTGATATAGGCCAACTGAAGCACTATTGTTTTTGTACCAGTGGAAGCAGGTAGGATATAAACGGGTGTCGCAGTAACTCCAATAAACCGGATTGTACTGCTCCCATCATAAAATGTTGGGTATATTTCCTGAGTGTACGCAACAGTACCATTTACTAATACCCGACAAGCTAGCGTCACACATTTCAAAATGTCGTAGGAGGATGGATATTGTGTGATCCTGACCTTACAGTCAAACACAAACGATCCATCAATCCTTAGTTTACCTCCTTGCGTTTGCACATTAAGAGTAACTAAATCTTGTGTATAACCAACTGAACCTGCCATTGAATTAGAAACAGCGAAATAAAATTTACGCTCTGTTTGATTAATTACCCCGGAAGGGACAGTAACGGCTTCATCTTGGATTTTTAAAGTGTCTATTGCTCCGTTTTTAATGTGAGCATTATCAACTTCAATATCACCTAAATCAGCGCTAATAGCACTTAAGCTATCAGCCCAAATTCGATCCGCATTGATATACCCAAAACTACCATTGTCGACATACAAACCACGCGGAATAACAGTACCGTTTGGCAAAGTAACCGGAGTGTTTTGCAGGGTCATTAATGGTTTAGGTTCTACACCATCAACACCGACAGGCGTACCAAACTGAATTGCATCATAATTGAATATGAAAGTTGAAGTCGTACCATCGTTCATTGATCCATGACCAGAAACATGGCCATTTACATCGAACTTAGTAAACTGCTGAGCATAGATGCCATCTACACTTTCACTGACATTTTGAATAGACGCACTATTCTCACCGACTTTTGTTTGCAACGTTTCCGTTGCTTTTATCGTTGAAGAAATAGCACTTGAATTTGCCTCAAGCTGGCGCTTGAATACGGCATTGTTCTCATTCATCTGAGCAGAAAGCTGTTCAGTAAGTTTAGCTTGGGCCAAATCACCTTCGATACGAGCAGATTGCTCTGACCAGACACCTGCATAACCTCCTTCATTTCCGATTAAGTCAGATTCTGACCCGATCAATGGAGGATTGATTTGCGCGTAAACTCCATCAATCCTTGTAGTTTGGGCAATAACTTTGTCATCTACATTCTTAATATCAGACTTAACTTGCTCAAGTGCACCAGTTGATGCCTTATCGTCAAGCTCAAGATTAATTAAATCAATCGCTTCAGCATTTGCAGATGACTGCTCAACTGCTACCTGTGCAGATTCACGTACAGTTGCAAGAGCACTATCATTACTTGCGATATAGTTATCTATTTTTTGAACAGTTACCCTATCACCCTCAATTCGTGCTTGTACTTCTCGTTGTGCATAAGCCTGTAAGTTATTTAACTCAACTGCCGTTGTATCAATACGCTTACTAAGTGCTAAGTCCCCTTCGATCATTGCCGATTGAACTGACCAAGTTCCTGCGAAGCCCTGATCATTACCGATCAAATCTGATTCAGATCCAATCAAAGGTGGATTAAGCTGTGCATACACGCCATCGGTTTTTTCAGCAACGAGTGAGAGATCATTTGCAACAACTCGAATACTTTCTTGAGCCGCTGCAATTCCCTCATCACTTGACTGTTTAACAGTATTTACAACTTCAAGAACACCTTCATCACCTGCAATGATTTGCTGTGATAAACCATCTTTGGCTTGCTGAATAGCGTTTTGACGATCAATGACTTCTTGTGCAATCCGATCTTTCGTATTTTGTATATCTTGCTTAATTGGACCAATTTCAGCATCAATAGTCTCAATATGATCAATCTTGGTTTTAAGATCCTGACTAAGTTGTGTTTCACTGATTTGATCGTTCAAGAGCTCAAGAACATCTGTTGCATCGGCAGAAGTTGTCGCATGAGTCCAGTCCGACCATGGCCCAATATTTCCAATCCTATCAATCAAACGCCCCCGATAAAATTGAGTCAGATTTGGCTGTAAACCTTGCAGAGTATGAGTCGTTGTTGGATAAGCGAATAAGCCCAATTGAGCAATGTTGCTAGTACCATCCGGTGAAACCTGAATCTCGGTATAAGCTGTATCTAGAGCACCAGTTGCAGGGAAGCCCCAATCAAGTTTTATACCGAATAAGATTCCTGTCGCTTGGATAAATGCCAATTTTGGAGGTAAACCTTGCTTTCCAGAGAGTTCAGTCAAAGTTGAATAAACTGGTAAAGAAGCTATCTCAAAAGCTGAAATCGCTGTTACTCGTGCTTGATATTGACCCGCATAAATACCTGGTACTTCGACTGAGTTGTTGCCGGTTATTGGAAGCTTAATCCAACTCCCGTCATCTTTACGCCACTCAACTTGATATTTAACCGCGCCCTTAGCCTGCGCCCAAGATACAATCATTGTCGCCACGTTGATGCCCTGATCAACTCGGCTTTCACTAGTAACAACGACATCTGTTACAGGATCCTGAATTGTTGGGTTCACAATCGAAATCGGAACCTCATCAAAATAAGCACCCTTATCAATGGCATCAAATTTGGCTGGGTTATATTGAAGTGCAGTCACTGAAAATTGATGATGCTCATCTTGGGTAATAGAAATCACTCGAAACTTCATTGTTGCCAAGTCTTGAGCATCAATCACCCAGACGTTTTGTGCTGCAATCGCATCAAACTCATGAGTAACTGTAACCACTCGACCAGAGATCGATTGAACAATTCGAGTTTGAGCTTTGCCATCCTCGCCATTAATAATCAATCGGTCACCAGCAACTGCCACAACGTCGTCACGATCTAGCGTAATGCTTTTACGATCTGCTGATATTTTAGACACACGCCCTCCGTTTGCCCGTCCAGCAAACAATGGATCTGCAATATCAATAACTCTTCCCGGCTGCGGAATATGGCCATCCAAACCAACTTTAAAACTAACAGTTCTGGTTTCTAACTGTTCAGACTTTAATGCCCACCAACCTGCTCGCTGCGCTTGCCCTCGTGAGGTACATCCCCAAGCTTCTATTTCTAAAATACGAACTTGGCCAGCTTCAGAAATTGCCTTTTCATCGCGGACAAATTCATATTCAGTCTTATAGTGATTGGCTGGGTTGTCCCATGCAATTTTTACAACATTGTGCCTGTCTCGAGCACGAGTACCTGCATATTCAAAATTGCCATCAATAACATTAGCCCGGGTATAAGTGAAGTAAGTATCTTGAGGAATATCCGCATCACAAATAATGCTATTGCCATCCCAAAATGTGATGGCACGGAATACACCTGCTAACTTAGTTAAAATTTCAAAGGCACCTTCGGCACTCTGAAGATAAACGTTACAAGTAAAGCGTGGTTCTTCTCCACCCAAGCCATCTGGTACCAGCTCATCACAATATTGAGCTAAGCGATATAAAGACCACTTATCAACCATGAGTGGAGTTAAGCGGTCACCCAAAGCATAACGGTCTACTGTGCATATATCGTAATATATCCAAGCCGGGTTATTAGAATATGCCTCTTTGAAAGTACCGTCCCACATTCCAACATACTGACGTGTAACCGGATTATAATTTGTAGGGACTTTTAGGATTCTCCCCTTCGCATCCATTGCAACTTTAGCAACGTTTCCAAAAGTCTCAGCATCATACTGAAGACCCAATAATGCTGTATTTGGATAGCGTAATTTCGCATCGATCACTTCTGTTACAGCTGCAATATACATCTTGTCGCTGACATACTCCGAAGTTGAGTTGGGTGTAAGTCTGCGAACACGTATGAGCCAACCTGAGTCAGCTCGAGGCAAATCAATGCGGTGTGCTCGCTCGTAATTTGCAGAAGTCTTATCTGAAATCTTGGTTTTTAGTACTTCAGTCCAGACACCTCCATCAGTCTGTAAATCGATTGCGTATTCGATCGTTACGCCTGATACATCACCATTTGTAGCATTCTGAGTACGCAAAGGACCCCACTTTAAGCGCAAACGAACAGCATCAAGATCAAGATTACTAAAAGCTCGAACCCATGGCGTTTCAGACTTTAACTCCACATCGATGGCAGTTTCACTTTCTACTGCAGGAAAACCCTCAATGTATTCCTGATCATTAGTACCATTTCTAAAATCAACTTTTACATTTTCAAAGTTAAGGCTTCCATCTGCATTCTGAAGTGGAGTTTCTTCTAAATAAATTGACTGAAGCCCATTAGCTAAACCTTCAATCTCGCCTTCAGCTAAACCATATAGAACCTTGATAAAGGTTTTCGATTGAGCAGAATCTGGTGAAATGACAGGTTGCCGTTGTTTTTTACTGCCTTTTTTTGCGCCTACTACTGCATTCATAAGAAATCTCACGCAATAAAAAAGGCGCTAGAAAGCGCCTGTTAAATAATTAAAATTTACATCTGATCTTCAGGATATTGACCAGCACTGATAATGAAGCCGCCGATTTCCCGTTGACCATAAAGAATTGGAACAGGATTACCTTGTGCAACTGTGGTAACTGCACCGCCAAAGCCTTTATTCGCTCTGTTTCCATCTTGGTTTTGATCTTGAGTAGTATCAACCTTTGGCATAAGCATCATGGCCACTCCACCAAGCATCATTCCAATACCTGAGCCAATCAATGCAGCACCGAGTGGTGCTCCACCGCCCAATGTGCCTACAGTTACTAAAACCCCCACCACGACCATCACAGCACCCAATACAGTCTGTAATATTCCATTACCGCCTGCACCAACTACACGTGGAACAATATGAATAATCTCAGCTTCAGTATTCATATCAAGCTGTTCTTCACCGATATTGTCACCAGTGATTAGGCGCTTAGTTTCATGATCGTAAATGGCTGGGCGTTTCTTGCCTCGCTTATTACTCGAGTTCTTTCCTTTTAGAAACACGGCAAAGCGTAGGCCCTGCTCATGTGCATGCAACATAAAGTGTTCAAAGCCAGCGATCTGAACAGATAATGCACGCATGGCTTCACGTGTATTTGCGACATCGAGCTTAAATTCACGACCGAACTTTTGCCCCAAGATGCCGTACAACTTAATTGTTTTTAACATCTCTATGCCTCAAGATTTTTACCGTTCTGGTTGACCATTGCGGTCCATAGATTTCACGTATAGATTTACGGCCGTGAAGCTGATGCAAAATTAATGTATTGCCAATACAAGGTTCGGTATCTTCGGACTTCAGCATTGCATTATCACCAAGCCAAATGATGCAATGATTTGGGTGTTCTGTTCGTGGTACTCGGCAAATCAACATATCTCCATATTGCGGAGTGTCCACTTCATAGAACCCGGCTTTTGGAAAATTATCAATCAATATTGACGGATGATCTTTGTCTTCCCACCAGCCATCTTTTCGTTCAAAGTCTGGCAACTTAATACCTAGCTCACGATCATAAAAGTCACGAACCAATGCATAACAATCCTGATAATGGTGAATATAGTTTCTTCCAACCAATGGAGCACGATAACCACAAGGTTCATAAACTTGAAAATCCAGATCCGGATATGAACAAATTACCCACGGCTTTTGATGTAACTCAATTTGAATTAAGTCTAGTTCTGAGGCTCGTGTAGTACCGTCTGGATGGGAATGTACATAAGCTAAGATTTCGCCTTGGTCTTCTGCCATAGCTAAATCTTCAGGATGTATTTCAAACTGATCAGATTGAGCTGAAACATTGCGACAAGGAATATATTGCTTATCAATAATCACCCCACAGCACTCGTGTGGATAACATTCATCAGCATGAGACATGATTGCTTTTTTATGTTTTGCCGTCAGTTTCATAAAACCTCACAATAAGCTTGAAGCCGGGAACCCACCAAACGGCAATGGTTTATTTTCACCAAATCGCAATCGGCAAGACCGCAGGCGCCCACCACATCGATCAAGTGCCGGATTATCAGTTGGCTCATCTTTATCAGTGAACATTGCTACACCTGTGTAACCACATTCCTCGCCCCGGTACTTCCCGACCATGCACCAATGACAAAGTGAAGTAATTTGGCGAACTGGAATTTTCAAGCCTTCAAAATCAATTGGATTGGACAGCTCGAAAGTCACTTGTTGTGCATTTTCAGATGTCTTTTGCTCGATGTACCAGATTTGTTCTTTAGCTTCATTCGATGCAGTTGGATTGCCTGCTGTGAAGTTCTCAGCATCTAAGTATTTAGCAAGAGTGGTAATAACTTTAAGTTTTGCACCAGCAAAGTCTTTAAACTGTAAACAGTAAGCAGACACAGCATTTTGAATGCCGTTGATATTGTTGGCCATGCTTAAAGTTGGCGCTGAAGCTTTACCATCTGAACGCATTTCAAGCCCAGATACTTCCAAAGCCATAGGCTCAAAAACTTGACCCTGCCAGATAATATTTCGGTTCCATACCTTCTGGTCACCAACATCGAATATCTTTCCAATGCTGCCAGAGTCGGCACCAATTAAACCTTCGGAACCAATTGAAGAGTAGATTTTCTCCCAGTCTTGAAAAGAAATATGCCCGTGAAAACGCAAGATGCCAGCACCTAAGCTGCTGGCATCTAGTTCATACAAATGGATTAATCCATCTACATATAGTTTCTGGAAATCACTATTCAGGGTCATTTTCTGTCACCACTGGTATTGCGGGTACTGGTTTAGGAATTTCTTGCAAGCGAATATCGATCCAGCGGCCCGTTGAAATATCAACTCGATTATCCAAATCAGCAATAATTGAAGCAGACTCAACATCAAACTTCTTTTTAAAAGTTTTGATTTCAATATCTTTATTTTCTAACTGCTGATAAATCACAGCAAAAAGAATGTTCCCGTTTGCATCTTTAGGTGTTTCGATATACCACCCTTCCGTTGCTAAACCTGACGTTCCTTTTAGCAAGTAGTGCCCTACATCGAGCTTTTCCAAAGTAATGTTCTGCTCAGCAGCCTCATCATTGAGTTCAATTTTATCTGCAAATAGTTTTACGATCGGTGAAGCAGCTTTAATAAAACCATTGGCATCTGTGGTTGTGTTACCACTATTAAGAACCTTTAACCAAGATTGAGCTTGTCCAGCTACTTTAGTTCTTGTCCAAAAGCGACCATCAATTGTTCCCATCATCTGAAATTCATAAGAGCCAGCACCGGCGCTTGCTAAATTTTGGTGAATAAGGTACCCCCATGTGTCATTATTATTTTCGAATGGAGCATTATTAATGTTATTGCCAGAATAAAACCCTGTTTGTAATTTAGCTGTATTTAAATCGATTGGTCCAAAATTAGTTGCAACTGTAGAACCTAACCCACAAAAACCAACTTCCATTAAGTTTTCAGCAGCAGAACCTACATAACGACTAGCTGCATGGCTCGGGTTAGTAAAGTTTTCATTAATTTTTGCGCCAGTAGAGCGGAATGTGTCGCCGCCTGCGCCAGTCGGTGCCGTACCTAGATTTACTGTTTGAATCGTCATTTTCTTACTCGCATAAAAAAAGCCCCTAAAAAGGGGCTTTAAAGGGGTTTAAATTAAGGGTAGAAGACTTGGGTGAATGTCGTAGAGATTTGCCAAACATCACCGCCTAAACAACGGGGTTGATATTCTCCAGCTTTAACTCTAACTTCACCATCTAACGGCGAATCCCAAAGAAACGAGTCAGCTCCTTTGTGGTCATCAAAGAATGCTTTGATTTGCATAATTTCAGCTTTGTAAGCCGTTCTTTGATAAGTCCATTCACCAGATCGGTTATTGATACCTACAGCAATGTTTTGTTCATAACCATCGCCAAACTTAGATGACAAAGTATTAAATCGCTGAGTATTACTATTGCCATCTAAGTCGCATTCGAAAGTGAATTTAAGGTTGCTCATAAATTGAATCCATAAAAAAACCGACCTCTAAATGGGTCGGTTTAAATATTTAGTTTCATTACATTTTCCAAAGATATGTACAGATAATCAAAGTGATAAGGATCGCAACAAAGCGCCATGCTTTCATTTCATTCATTTCCTTTAGACACCAGTTAATTAATTTGATAAAATCTTCCATATAGATTTATTTTCCTCTTACTTTCGTCGGTTGGTGGAAATGCAAAAACCCCGATGCGTCAACATCGGGGTTTTGTTTTGGAATTAAAAAACCCACTTCATAGAGTGGGTTAAAGTGGTTAAACTTGGGTAATTAACGTCTTACAAGATTAAATAAGACACCGCCTTGACGACTTTCACGTATAGCCCATGCGTCCATTGCATTATTCAGAGATTCAGCAATTTGCTTTTGCCCTTGTGTATTGACGCTTGCGGATCCATCAGCAAACGTAATTTGCTGACTAATTTGCACATTGCCATCACTAGACCCGTTTTGACGGTTATTTAAATAATTCGTCAAATCTTTGTTCTGTTGAGGGTTTAATACACGTTCACCACCATCTAAAAGCCATGTGCCTTCACGCGGGATATTATCTATACCGTTGTGGGCCATACCTTGGATTGTTTGAGCTGCCATGATACCAACTGAAGCATAACCTGTTGCCCTAACAACTCCAGCCAAAACACTTCCATAAGCGCCACCTTGTGCCAGTGCTTTTGTAGCCCCCTCTTCCGTGTTAACAATTGCTTGAGCTATTGAAGCAGCCTTAGAGGCAAAGAACATAGTTTTGTAAAGTGCATTTGACTTCCCAACACTTTGCTCTAATAGTGCGGTCATGTCTGAAAAGACCTGTCCAGTCATTCCAGCAATTTGCGAATAAACTTGCATCTTGGTTTCAAAATTCTGTTGATCCAAATCACGCTCTTTTTGTGCGTAATCTGCATCAAGTGCGGCTTTCGATTGCAAATACTGCTCATGTGCATCTAAAAGCATAGAATTGCGAAGATTCTCATCTGATATTGCACTTATTCCAGCAACTTCATCGTTGTAGGATGTTTGGAGCCCTCCGAAATCTGAAGAATATTGATTTTGCAAATTAAACTTTGAAAACTCTTCAGGATTAAGTCTATTAAATAGAGATTGAGCAGAGTTCTGACCAACTTGAAAGACGTTGTCAGAAGCTTGGTTTAAAGTTTCAAAAATTGCATAATCCTTAGATTTTGCCATCTCTTCGCGAACACGTTTACTTAAACTATAAGTTTGAAGTATTTCTTCACGTTCACGTTGGTAACGCTTCACAACAATTTCAGTCTGGTTTAGATAACCCTCAAACGCCGACTGAATTTGTGCATCTTCTTCGCGTTTTACGGCAGCAATTTCAACTTGTTTTTGACGCTCAAGAGCAGCTTTAATCTCTAAAGCTTTTTTCGATTTCCCGTACTCATACTCGGCATTAGAGTCGATTAACTCTTTTTGTCGATCAAAGTTTTGTTCAATCTGCTTGATTCGATCAGTTTCAAAAGCAAAGTACTGGTTGTACTCTTCCTTTTTATCAGACTCAAGTTTTGCAATTTGAGCGGCATATAGGGCATTTTCCTTATCAATCATCTCCTTAAGCTGCGGTGTACCAGCGTACGCAAGTGTGACCTTATCAATATTATCTTGATGCTCCTTTGCAAGTCGTTGAGCTTCAGTGTAATACCGTGCGTTAACTTCTTTTCTTGCCTCATCAATAGCCTGTTGAGACTCGGCAGCTTTATTGATCAATTCAAGTTGATCTGCCTGAGTGGGCATTAAAATTGAATTATCTACAGTAGATTTCCCAGATACTCCAGCGAACCATTTTTGGAAACCCGGTACGTAACCAGCAACCTCTTTGCGCTTGCTATCTGATAGACCACCTTTCAAATAGGTTCTTAAGCCACCTGCACCTGCATTGTAGGCCATTAAGGCTTTTGCACGATCACCAAAATCTTGGTAGTGTTTTTGCAAGTCTTTTGCCGCTGCTGTTGCAACTTCTTCAATCGAACTTTTTGAATTAAGGCCATACTGTTTTCTAAATACACTCGTTGTTTGGAAAAGACCTGTTGCCCCAGTATGACTTTTTGCTCCAGCATTCGCCCCAGACTCTTGAAGAATCAAGGCTGCTAATGTTCCAGCAGGCAAACCATACAAACTTTCAATCTGAGCAAAATTATTTGCCTTAGCAATACCTTGTGCACGAGCAATTGCCTCTAACTCAGGTTTCCCAAAAGTATAGTTTTTGCGATTAAAGCTATTAAGTGCTGCATCAGCAACCGCTTTTGGCAATTTAATTTTATATGCATTTTCTTCATTGGTATTAGCTTGAACATCAGCAAAAAATTCAGCCTTCTCTCTAGTCCAACCACCTACACGCATATTTTCCTGAATATACTTCTCACGCAAAGCATCCTTGTTGGCCTGATTAATATATTCTCGCTGTTTTTGTGTTAAAGACATCCAAGCTTTTGCAGATTCATTGACAGCTTTTGCTTGGTCTTGCTGTGCCTTTGTTGCATCATTGGTGGCATCTTTAACTAATTTTTGGATCTCTTTTTGACGATCTATAGTGTTATTAGCAGCATTAATTTTTGTATCTAATTCTGCAACAAACTTAAGTGTACTCTCACTAACCAAGCCTTGTTTTTGAAGCTCCGCAAAAGCATTTTTTGCCTTATCACCACCCTCCTTTAAGCTATTAAGATACAACTGAATTCCTTTAAGTTGCTTGGCATCACCTTGAACTTTCAAGTCGTTCTCAAACTGTTCTAAAGCTGTAAAAAGACTTTTTAGATCTTTGGCTTGCTTTTCGATTTCTTCACTTGCCTCAATGCTTTTAAGAGCAAGCTGTGAAGCGGTCAGTTTTTTGTATTTATCTCTAAGCTCATCTACAACTAAACCTTGGTCCTCTAAAGCTCCTGTAGCATCTTGAGTCTGCTTGGTCATCAGATAGTATGCTCCACCAGCAACCGCCAACTGAGTTAGCAGCATACCTATTCCAGCAGGCCCACCGAGTAAAGCCATGACTCCAGCCGTAGCACCAGCAGATCTAGCAAAACTTGCCAAGCCCACACCAGCACGGACTGCAAAAATAGCAGTTTGTCCTAGTTGATATGTTGCAACAACTAAAGCGGGAACAAATCTAGTTGCTATACCAGCAGATACGGCAATAGTTACCGCTTTAATATCATCCCAATTCTCTATAACCGTTTCGATAGCAGGAACGACACTATTTATTAATCTGGCTTCAACCCCTTGCCATTGTAGATCCATTAATTGAAGACTTTCTTTTGCTTCTGCCAAGCTCGTAACTAAATCATCAGACATGATAGCGCCAGCCTTTTCAGCGGCATCACCCCACTTCTTGAAACCTTGACCATTTTTTTCAAGCAATGGAATTAACAAAGAAGAATCAGAAATGATTGCTTCCATATAAAACTTCATGTCATTTGTTGACGCGCCAGCTTTCTCTAAAGAATTATAAAATAGCTGTAACGCTTGAGGTCCTGATAATTTCTGAAACTGTTGAATAGTTACCCCAACTTTAGGGGCAATATTGGTGAAAAAGTCAGCTAAAGGCCCACCACCTGTTTGCTGAAAATCGCCTATACGATCCTGCATGTCTTTCATTTTATCTGCAAAAGATTCCAATGAAATTCCAGCAGTTTCTGCCCCTTTGGCGTAATACTGAAATTCACGCACTGAAGCATTTGCAAGTTTTGAAAACTTTTGAATATCATTTCCAGTCTGAATAACTTGATCACTAAAATTAACAAGCTGAGCCACCGAAAGACCAGCAATCGCTCCACTCAGTGCACTTACAGCAATAGCAGCAATGTTTAAAGAATTAGCAATCCCTTGACTCGATGTTCGCGCCTGTCGCTCAGCTCTACTTAGTGGCTCTGAAAAACTAGCCGTCCGAACCACTAGATCCAGTGTTAATCTGCCAAGTGAAGTTGTGGCCATTGGTTTTCTCCGGGCAATAAAAACCCCACTAATTAGCGGGGTTTTTAAAAATTAATGTTTAACTATCTTTTACAGTTGACATTCCAAAGTTTATTGAAAATTTCTAAAGACGTTGAATCAGTGTTGAAGTCAGTTTCAAAAAATATTTTTTCCTCTGTTACTACATATCGCTGAAAGCCAGTATAGGCGCCAAAACTATTTTTAGCATTTACCTCACCGCATAGCTCCCATTGATTACGAAACTTAGCTGTATCGCCATCTTTTAATACATCTCTAACAATTTTTTGCACTTGTAAGTCGAGTTTCTGCCTTTCGTCATTGAGTTTTTCTTCTTCTGTTTTTCCACATCCAAGTAACAAACAGCCCAAAATAACAATAATTAAAAACTTATTCATTTACACACCATTTTTTTTCAATTTTCTTCAATTTAACAAAACGGTGTGTAAATGTCACATGCCCCACCTTATGATAGGGTTAGTTAGTATGATACTTCTCAAAATACTCCTCTAATGACAATGAATTGTCATCGTCTGGAGGCGTTTCATGAGGCATAAATATATAAGGGTCTACTTTTGTTCCCTCTTTAACTTTGAAGCCTGTGTAATGCGCCATCCAGCTTCCAAAGCTTTGCTCTAGCCGGCGACCAAAGAAAAGAGAGCCATATTTTTGACGATAGGCTCTCCATTCCATCAACTCTTTATGACTAATGTTTAATTCGGCTTCTGCTAAAGTGCTTCCACCGATTCCATTGAGGACGAGTTCAATGAGGAGTTCTCTGTCTGCAAGCTCTTCTTCCGAGACTTTCCCAAAAAATTATTAACTTCATCAGCAGCAGCATACATAGCATTTATTAAACTAGGCTCTGCCTTATAGATGTCATTAACAGTTGAGAAAAAAGGTGTCCCCTTTTGATCTGAGCAAATTGAACCAAGTAATTGAGCAGCTTGCATGTGAGTTGAGTCGATTTTCTTAACCTTTGAATCCTCAAGATTCTCATAATTAAGATCCCATTCAATTGCTTTGGATGCCTCGCGACTTTCCTTGAAGTTCATTTTTTTAACAAAAATATCAGCTTCAAGCTCAACCGTTTCACCAAGTTCTAACAATGAATTTTTGGTCAATTTTTTAAGTGAAGCAACATTACTTTCTGTTACTTCAACATTCCACTTGACGGCTTTTTTAACTGGAACGTTTAGAGTAGTTACACTCTGCTTTAAGTCTGTAATGCTGATCTTAGCCATTATGAAGTCACCGTACGTTTAGTTGTAGTTACGCCAGAAGTACGAATCAATGTGAATGAATAACCGACTACAGAATCGACTTCAAATGCATTAGGTGCAGCAGGATTAATATAACCCTTGAATGACCACCACGTACGATCCTCTGGCAAATCAATACCGGTAATAGCATCATAAGTTGGAGCGGTGGAAGCATGACCTGAGCCAACATACCATTCTAAAATCTCGCCAGATTCGGCAATTTCAATAAGTTTGTCATGACTTGTGTTTGTATCATCGTAATCGATTTCTACTGCACCTTCACCAGGATCACGCATACCGCGAACATACTGTTTTGATTCTGCATCAAGACAAGTTACATCAATTTTTTGAAATGAATCTTGCCCCAAGTCAATCCGTTTAGAGCAAACAAAACGAACCACTTGACCATTTAACACAGTAAATAACTGTGTTTTTTGAGTTTTAACATTAGCCATTAAGAGCGCTCCTTAATTTTAGGCATAAAAAAAGCCACCAAAGTGGTGGCATTGGGGTTGTAAAAGTGGTCTATTGGAGCTGGAAGTTTGTCATTTCGGGTTGAAATACCATTTCCAGCTCTTTGATCTCGTTATCTAAAAATTGCTTTTCTTGCTTCCATGCATTCATATCTTTAGCTGAACAACTCACCTCCTGTTTTCTCTTTGCGCGATAACCAACTACATGGTTGTATCTAGCCCAATTTGATTGAAATACCTGTGTAAGTTGCTTTGTCATCCAGTTAAAGGCTTCAATAAACTGCTCTTTAATCGCATCGGCTTTTTCACCATTGAAGCCCATAACTAAAAACATCCATCCATCTTTAGTCATTTGATAGAACTTTCTAGGCTTTCCATTCTGTAACTTGTTGTTTTCAAAGCAAAGCGCAAAATTGCGTTCACGGAACTTCTGTGAGCACTTCATATTTTTTATTGATCTAAGTACATCAGAATGTCGTTTTTCAAATGCCTCAGCTACTGCATAGCTCGTGGTTTTGGCTTCGCCATTATCATTAATGACCATTGCCCGTAAATTCAATGTCGTCATCATGTTCATAAGATTTCCTCTTACTTGCTCATGTTCAAATAAAAGAACTGGCAGGCACACTGAACATGAAAAGTGTGCTTTTCGGGGATCAGCCTAGCCAGTGGTTGCCTGAGAGCAGGCATAAAAAAACCTGCCACTAAAGACAGGTTCGGTTAAAAGTAGATCAGGTTTTTTTGTGATTTAGCGGTCTAAAAACCAATTTGCGTCAAATCCACGAGCAAAAAGCTTTGTGTCTGTTTCGTAGTTGCTTATTCGCGGATTTAAGATATAGCTTTGTGTTTCCAAAGCCTTTCTAATTGCTTCACGCGCCTCATAGGCACGCTTTTGGTTAGTGTCGTACACAATCACCTGATACATGACATGATCAGTCTTAGCGGGGCAATCAAGGCTATTTTCAGCACTTCCACCTACCTCTTGCCAAACTGCATAAGGAGTAGGCGTATCTAAAGGCGCTAAATCCTCATAAACACGCAAATCATTGCCCAAAATAGCCTTAACCGCAGCATCTGCATTGAGAGTTCGATAAATTGGAAGAAAGCTCATAGTTTTGCTATTTCCTTGTCTAGTTCAGCACTGAAAGACTGACTGAAAGTATCAGTGACCTTTTGAACATTGTTTGCCAATGCAGGGCGCATGAATGGAGTTGCAGGCATATCTGACGTTCCGTATTCGAGAAAGCGCCAGTATCTGGTGTCGCCACCGCTTGTATTTGGTGGTGTTGGATTTGAGTAAGATGCCCCACCACGAACACCTACCCGCATTTGCACTAAATCAAGTGATTTAGTTTTTCCTGCTGATACTGAAATGTTGCGCCAAATCTTTTCAGATGTCTCAGGGTCATCTATGGCCTTTGCATTTTGTCTTGCTGCATCACGGACAACGTTCATGCCTTTGCGGGCTGCTCTCATAGCTGCATTGCGAATTTTCCGTTTATCTTTTAAGACACCCATCTTACGCAAGACTTCATCTAGCCCTTCGATTTTTACGTTTACGTCGGCCATGAACACCTCTACTTAGGTTTCTCTAAACCTTGTCCTAGCAAGAAAGTACAGTAAGTGTATGAGTCTTCAATATCATCTAAAGCTTGACTTTTGATTGAGAAAATTCGCCCTTTCCAAATGACTTGCATCTTCGTCGTAATGTCTTCTCGATAGCGGATTTTCATTCGTGCAACTACTTCGGATTGGTCGGCTTGTGCTGCAATTAAATCTTTAGCAGAAAGTGGCGTGACCTTAGCCCAAAGCTTTTTATATTCAGACCAACCGCCTTCTATTGGGAAGCCATCTTCATCACGACCACCTTCTGTATAGTGCTGAATGGTTACTCGATGACGTAATTCACCTGCGTTTTGTCCCATAAATACCTCATGGTTTTTTTGGTGGCTTACTTAGCTCGCCAGATTTTTTAGCCTTGTGGCATGGTTGATACCCACCACCTGCACGAATGTTCTTGCATGCCCAACATTGACATCCAAATAAATATTCCCGAATACCCATAAATACCTCAAACAGCAGTAGGCGTTCGATAAGTAAATAGAAGAGATTGCACTGGCTGTGGCATAAAATTGCCATTCACTGGCGCATCTGCTTCGGCGTTACGGTGTTTGTCGTAATATCCAACAAATACGAGCACAGCTAAACGGAACTCTTCTGGATATGGCTCAACATGGTGAATCACATCCGTATAGCGTAAAACGGCCGATTCAGCCGCTTTTCTATAGATTTCTAAGTTCGTGTCATTTGAATCATCGTCATAGCGAAGGTGTTCTTTGACTTCTGCAAGTGTAACTATGCTCATTCTGTCCACTCCTTCGCGCACAACTTAAAGTTTTTATGATCAAATTCGCCTAAATGGTCATTCTCAACATGCCATAACGAGCCATTTTTAGTGACGAACTGCCCTTTTTTATAAGCCACATCATCTTTAAAAACGCCCGTATAAAGCGATTTAAGCGCGTTTTCACCTTCTGGCTGTTCTGCATCGGGTTTCGGTGTTTCCGCAGACTGTGAAGCGCTAGATGAAGGATTAAATGGGTCATCCTTGGCATCACGCTTAGCAAGTGCTTCAAGCGAGAAGTTTTGCTGTTGCATGTAAACTGTATCGCCTCCATTTAGAGGCAATTTGCCGATTTTTGCTCGGCCCTCATTAGGTGTAAGCAATGAACCTTTCACGTCATCACGAACCATAGTATGGAATCGTTCAGAATCCATGCGAATAAGCATGTCGATATCAAGGAAGGACTCAACGTTAAAAGATGGCAGGTCTAAACCTTCATCCAATAAGTTTTCACGTGCTTCGATTAAGGCTTGTAGGCAGTCAGAATAATAAATCCCGTTAGCCTTCTCTGAATCGTCTGGAACAGTGCCAATACCGATTTTAAAAGGTGGTACATTGAATACACTACAAACCACTCGACCTGACATTTCCAATAACTCAATCATTTGTGAGTCAGCAGCACTCATACCTAAAGCGGTATAAGTCATACCATCGCCAATGACCGCAGTCTTTCCGAAATTCGCACCAGAATAATTCGTGTTCCAACGAGCTTGGATTTCTTCCGCCTTTTCTTTCGTGATAGATCCGGGAGCAACCAAGATTCCACCCGGTCTGCTACCGTTTCCGAAGAAGTTTGCAGCGTTCTTAATGATTTTCACACCCATGCCTGCTGCTACACCACAAGCCATAATTGGTGATAAACCAACAAGTGGATGATAGAAAGCATTAATGCGATCATGAATAATTTCAGAAGCAGGAACAATGATAGATTCTGTTTGTGTCAATCGATCTGTATTGAACTGGTAAAACACATTCCCGTAGTCATCAACTAAAGGGCAAACGAGATCAGGGTTTAGCACTACCATTCGGTAGACTTCACCAAAAACATCACGGAGTTTCCACACATAGGTGTTACCACGTAGCAATAAACTAGAAGTCCACTGCTCTTGGAACTGCTGCCAAGTCTGATAATTGTTTGGTTTCTTTAAAACGCGCAGCTTTTCAGGGATATCAACATTAACCAACACCCCTTCTTTCTTACGCTTCAAGAGAATTGGCAATTTACCAATATCTTTAGAGATAAGGCTTACACAAGCGAAAACTGCATAAGACGCGACAAGGTCATCGCGGGTTAATTCATCATTTTTCTGCCAAGCACCTGAGTATGGCTCTTGCACAAATAGGCTATTCCAAGTCTGCCCAGCACTATGGACACTTTGAAAGCTCTTTTTACCTCTTAACCAGTCAAAAATGCCCATTTTTACCGCCTTTATTCGCTAGTTTTTACTTCTTTTTTAGGTTTGCTTGTTGCCTTTTTTGGTTCCTCATAAGGCTTAGCAACACCTGTTTTAATCAAGATATTTGCTTCAAAATCGGTTACTTCTTTGATATCGCCAACATTGGCGTCATGCATAACCTGTAAATATTCAATTTTCATAGCTGCTCCCATAGCTCAACAATGAACTTTCATTGCTCAGATATGAAAACAGCCCCAATTAAGGAGCTGTTTTGAGTTCAATACTTCAACTTATGGAGAAGTTGGAGTAGTTGTGTAGTCCAGATAAGCTGCGGCCACTGGGCGACGCTTAGCCCAAGTGATGAATTTCTCTACACGTACAGCAAATTTGTTTTCTTGCCATAAGTGGTGAGTCGTTCCACCATCAACTAATGTCGCTTGGTCGCTGTAAGAAACATCCACACCACCATCTTGTGCAAGCAAGATTTCACTTGTTTTCACAAGGATGATTTTGTTGCCAAGTGCTTGTGAAGTGATTACAGGAATACCAAGTAAGGTACGCGAACCACGTAAAGCCATACCGTTAAAGTAAGAGTTGCCTAGAGCATCACGCAACAACGCGATTTGTGCTGCACGTGTTTCTGACATCAAGAAGTACGCACCATCCAAACTTAAGTTGTTAGTAACGAAAGTGTTAATCAATGCAAGTAAATCTTTTTCATATGCAGCTGCCGTCTCACCAGTGTTTGGCGTCATGGTTACACCATTAAGTACACCAGCCGGACGAGTTGAAGAAGCTGCTACAGCATCAAGGAAGGTGTTATCGACCAATGTTGCACTTGCAGCGATTAGGTCATCACGCACCAGCACGCTTACAGAAGGATCTGAGCGACGCATCAACTCTTGGGTATAAACCGTAATAGCAGCTAGCTTGTGCTCTCCGATTTCTACTTCACTAAAAGTTGGGTTTGTAAGTGGCTTAGCAGCACCCTCACCAACCCATGAAGCCGTACCACCTGTTACTTGAGAAGGAATTTTTGAACGGAAAGGAACTGCACGGAAGCCTTGAAGCTTATCGAAGACAGTTGCTTGGCGAAGCAATTCAACAAACTCACCAACCAAATGGTTCTCATGTACCAATGTCGCTGCAAAACCTGAATCAGTCGTAGTACCAAGAGTCGCCTTAGTAATTAAGTCTTGAACTTCTTCACCAAATCCCATTTTCTTAGCAACTTCCAATGGCGACTCGAATCGGCCTTCTTTAGCATTTAACTGAGAAATCAGTTTTGCTTGGGCATATTGTGCAAATCCAACACCTTTAGGAAGGTTCGACTTAACAATAATCTTATTGTCGCCTTTTGGATCTGGATCACCTTTCGCAGATTTTTTAGATTCTTCTGGATTATCACCAGCAACAGGAGTCGCATTTTCAGCGGCAGCTTCAGTAGCAGCGATTTGCTTTTTAGTGCGCTCGATGTTGACTTCAATTGCTGCAATTTCTTTTTCGAGAGCTTGGATTTCTTTTTCGGTTTCTTCATCTGGTGTAGTACCAGCTGCGGCCGATTTAGATAATGCCGTCTGCATTGCTTGGTTCTTTTCAGCTAATGCCTTTAGCAATTTTTTTAAATATTCATTCATAGTTTTACTCCACCCTTTGTTGGGCTATTAAGTTTTACAATTACGTGTTTTTGCTCAGATGAATCGCCATCTGCTGCGGGTTTCTGAGGTTGTTTGCCCAACGCGGCTTTGTGTTCCTCAAATGCTTTTCTAAAATCTGTTCCGCTATCACGGTTATCAGGGATTGTTACAAGGGAGAGTTCGTACCATTCCCACTCGTCAAACTGAATGCCGCCGCCTTTGATCATTTCAGCCTTATCCCAATTAGGAAGAAACCCAACAGAAAGGCCTTTCACCAAGTCATATTTGAGGCTCTGGTAGGCTTCATCCACTCGATCTTTTAAGCGCCCGGCTTCTTTGATTTCAGGAATATGGAGTTCAACCTCAATACCCTTGCTCGTAACTTTTGCATCAGTCACATGGCCGATTGGTTGGCGCATGTCGTGGTGAAATAGCAACGGCATTGGCAGTTGAAACTTCGCGCCTTTAGGGATCATGATGTCTTTTGAACGATCCTGATTAGGTGTACTAGCCACCCCTGTAAATGTTCGCTTTTCTTCATCAACGGCTTTGATTTCGAACGAGCCGAATGATTTGTGCAGAGCAGTCATAGCCCCTCCAAAATGCAAAAACCGCCAATTAAGGCGGTCATTAGTTGAATTTAATTAAACGAAAAAGACGTTGTATTCTGCTTGCCTAATTTCCTCGAAATTAGACACACCACAAGCCATAGTCAATGCTACGATTGGGTCAATGCGGTTTGTTGCTTTGGACTTATCCAGCTTCCTACCCCCAGCAGGGTCCTTAACCACTACAGCATTTGCTGCTGCAAGTTCAAGAACAGGGTTATCACTATGGATAATTCGTGCATTAAGAAGCTCAGCCTCTAATGTGTCCAAAGCTGGGGACATATCTTTAAAACCTTGCCCGAATGGAACTAATGGCAATTCCAAGCCAATCAAGTCACATTCTTTTTTGAATACATCGATACGCCATCTGTCAAATGCAATTGCATGCAATATCTTTAAATCAGATGCAATTTCACCAATCATTTGCGCTACGAAACCATAATCTACAGTTGCGCCTGGTGTGGTGAACATGTGCCCTTGTTTAACAAACAGGTCATACGGCACACGGTCACGCTTTGCCCTGTCATCTAGTCCGACACTTGGAGTCCAGATATACGGGTAAACATGAAACTTGTTGTCTTTTTTTCCTAAAAATACGCATGCTGTTAAGTCTGTTCGAGCTGATAAATCCAGTCCTGCCCATACTTCATCACACTCGTAAATTGGCGGCAATTCACCAAGGCAAGTATCCCAAGTCTGTTTTGCAATAAACGGTGAAACAGTAGAAACACGCTGATTCAAGTTTAGGTTCCTGAAAGTGTTTTCTGCACTCGGCATCCGACTAGCCTTTTCTGCTAACTTCTGCATATCAGGCTCCGATCTAAACTTACCCAATGCTGGATTGGATAGCTTCCATGAGTTCTTATCTAAAATATCGCTATCCATTGGTGTGGTGTATAGGTGACACACTGTTTTTGGGTCTTCGCCTTTTAAAGCGTCATCAATCCAGATGCTTAATAGGTCTGCATCAGTAGCAGCCTGCGTACTAATCACCATCAAGAGTGGCGCTTCGTGTGCACCCTGTGCTGTTACCACTGCGTCCACAAACTCATCTTGCGGCCCTTTTACCTGACCTGTCTCATCAAGAATCGCCAGAATAGGAGATAAACCATGTGTTGTTTTACCCTCAGCAGATAAGGCTCTAAACTCAACGTTTTTCGCTAATCCTATTAGAGTTTTTGTCGATGGGATGATATGAACTAGGTCTTGAAGTTCCTCATTCAAGTTGATCATCTTTACAGCCAGTTTAAATACAATGGCAGCCTGATCCCTTGATAATGCACCACTAACAATCTGGCTGTTTTGCTTTGCTTCTGGGCCAATCAAGTGAGCTAAAAGGATGCCCGCTATTAAAGCGGTCTTTCCATTCTTTCGTGCGATGCTCAGAATTGCTGTATGTGTTCCATGCGGATTGTCATAAACATCTAAGATGAACTTTTTCTGGAAGTCCTCAAGGACAATTGGCTGCCCAACATGTGCACCCTCTGGCGCTTTGCAATATCTCTCGATAAAAGCGATTACCCGCTCACCGCGTGTCATATATTCCACCTATAAGACGATAGGTAATAAAAAATCAGCTCGGTCGAGCCAGTAAATCATCTGATCCCTTTGTCTTTTCTGCTGTCTGCCTTCCTTTTGCAGCGGCTGAATTTTTACCTCTTTGTTTATCTGAATCCCCAACCGTTGCCACAGCATGCACCTGGATATGCTTTGACAGTGCAATTGATCTTCTGCTGAGTGTTTCCAGTAGTGAATGCTTAGGATTGAGGACAACCGTTCCTCGATCATTCGTCAGCGTGTCACCCTCAATCAAAATCTCTTGCTGAATACGCTCAATGTCAGCCTGACAACGTGCTAAGTTTGCTGCGTGTTGAAGATCTACAGTATTCCAGCTATCCTTTACGCGCGCGCGCACGAGAGCATACCAAAATGGCATATCAATATCTCTCAATTGCACATGCTCTGGTGGAGCAATATCAAGATCATCAACTAATTGTGTTTTGACGTGAGTGCTGTCAGATCGTTTTCTTCCTGCCATGTGTTTTAGCCCTTAAAATCCCAATAGAATTAAAATGTGATTTCGGTGGCGGTCTCTAAATAAAATACTTTTGAAATTTGTCCCTCCCCCCTCACCTCATTGATTTGTTTATTTTTTATTCCAATGGTGATTTGGATCAAGAGGAATACCACGCTCATCACAACCTATAACAACTTCTAACTTTTCCTGTCTTTGAATCGTTGAATCATGATGGAACTTACAAACTGCTTGCCAATTGTTTCTATCCCAAAATAATGCTTGATCTCCTTTGTGCGGAACAATGTGATTGACCACATTTGCAACTTCAACCTTGCCCTGCTCTTTGCACATTACACATAGTGGGTTTGACCGTAGATATGTTTCTCTGGCCTTTCGCCACTTTGAATTGTATCCACGTTCACTCGATGTTCTTTTGTCACTTCGCCATGTAGGAGTCTTCATAATATTCAGCCTATCTCACATAACGCCATGAACTATCAATCTTTTGTGGTGTTCTCTGTGCTTGCAGCCTCGGCTTGAGTGTTTGTAGTTTCATTTGGAATTCTCATTAGACCTAAATGTTTCAAGTCTTCATCAGTGAGAGATTCAATCGACAATCTCTTATCAATTACGACAGCCCTTTGTTTAAACCCACTATCCTTCCATGCTTTTGCAATGGCGCGGCTTATATCCTCAGACATATTAGAATCAGTTTTAATAACACTGATAGTTGAATTGGGATGCACTTGCTCAACAGTAAAGTTAATTACGATTGGTCTTTTGAAGAAGTTGAACATACTTATCTCCCATCATAAGCAGGTGAAGGCCTAATCTCTTTGTCCTCAAAGTCTGGTGTCAAACGGATAAGAACTTCTGCTACTTGGTCAACACCTACTGTAGTCTCAACAAAGCTAACACCAGCTAAGTAACTACCATCACTTAGCTTTACCTTTGTTCCTTTTGCAGACTTACCACCTGCATATTCAATATTTGCAACACTTAATTGCTTAACCATGCTTCACCTCAATCCAACGTCTTATTGTGATATACAACTGGTGACTCTTGCTCACTAAGCTGCATTAGCAACTCATTGTTCTGTTCCAGTGCTGCCAATATCACCTGATCCTTCTGTGCTACCTGCTGAATCAGTGTTGTGTTCTGCTCCACTATCTGAGTGAGCAACTGTAGTATTTCTTTGTTTCCGCAACTGCAATCTTTCTTTGAACAGTTCGAATTGTTGTTTGATCCACTCACGACGTTCCTCACATCCTTTACAGGCCATATTCGCCTCTAACCAATAACTCTTGCCAATTCGATTTTTTCTTTGCCAACTTTGGCTAAATATTTTCTTAACTTTGACAACGCTTGCTTTTCAGTCTTAGCAAATACAGTAAAAAGCGGCTTTGTTGTTCCCAATTCAACCCAATGATATTGATTCATAACTATTCCAACACATACTTAAGATCATCAGGCGTTTCCAAATAACACCCTTGTTTGTTGCACCATGCATGAATGTCGTTTAGGTATTCAGTGAACTGTGCTGTACTTGCGTCTGTAGTGCTCATTAGCTCACACAGACCATTTGCTACATCTTGGTAAAGAGGATGCTTAGAATCCTTCAACTCTCTAACAGCCTTGAATGTTTTCTTGTATTGGCCAACATCATCACGATCATAGATTTTTGCTAGGAAGTTCTTTTTGAAGAACAGATGCTCGTAGTCTTTGTCCGTTCCCTGCTTCTTGGACCACTGATTAAGCCACATCCAGTACAAACGGTTTTGAGCTTTTGAACGATCTTTCTCCTGAGGTGCAATCAATACGACTAAAGGCTTCCCTTCACTCGCTGCCTTTGCATGATTGGTATTGAGATAGCCAATTACATAGTTAATGTCAGAATGGTTCTTAACAACTTGTCGAAATTCCATTTTGACCTCGCAATAAAAAACCACCCGAGGGTGGCTTATTCAATCATGTTTCGTCTAAGGTTTATTACCAATGCAAACCCTTATAAATAAAATCTACATCGTGAAATTCAATATAGGAAAACTCATCTTCATTTTTGCTTAGCGCTACTTCAAATTGTTCTAGCTTGTCACCACGCTTCCGCATTTTTTTGAGTTGTATATTTTTTGGTGTAAATGGAAATATCCAATCAAGTAGAGTTCTTTTTCTATCAATAACCATTGCTTTAGTAGCATTATCGACGATCTGCTTTAGCACTGTCATTCGCAAGTGTTCTGTATTCATTTTAATTAACATGATTAAAACACCTCACCATCTTTAAGATTAAGCATCCGCTCTGTTTTTTCTAACCAACCATCAAATAGAGCTTCCGACTCTTGTCTTGTGCCTAGTTGGTAAGTGTCAAATAAGAAATGGCACTTATGGCAGAGAGGCACTGTAAACGCATCTGAGGCTTTTATTCCCTTACCCTTGCCGTGCTTACCAGAATTAGAATGAGCCGCTTGTGAGTAAGGATAGCCGCATCTAACGCATGGCAACTTCCTTATTGCAGCAAGACGCTTTGCATCACGCATGAAGGTTACTTCTAATATTCTTCACTTGGTCTTTGTGTCTTTTAATCTTCGCGTCAATTTCGACCATTTCTTTAGCTGTCATCAAACCGCGTGAAAGATTTTGAAGCTTTTCTATTTCATTGCACAAAGCATTTAAATTCTTCTTCGCTTCGATTGTGTCCATGTTCACCCCAAAAAAGAAAACCCTGTCAAACGACAGGGCTACAAACACTTAATCTTTCCACACTTTCTGCATTCTTTTATTCGGTCTTCGTTGTAATCCAACTCATATTCCCAAACATGTATGCAAAAGACCTGCTTAATTATTCGGAGCATGTGGACCTCCTAGAATTTGGCGGAAGAGGTGGGTCTCGAACCCACACGCCATTTAAAGCTAACGGTTTTCAAGACCGCATCCATTAGGCCGAAACTTGGATTACTCTTCCATTACTGGCGGAAAGTATGAGGTTCGAACTCATGCGTCGCTGATAGCAACAATGGCTTAGCAGGCCATCCCCTTTACCAATTCGGGCAACTTTCCTATAGGCAACAAAAAAGCCCACGATTAAGTGAGCTTTTTAAATAAGGCAGTGAACCACATACACTACGGTCACTATAACATGAATATATCAAAGTACACCCTGACTTTCAAGCTCCTATTATGCGACTTTTGAATTGATATTTAGTAGCCAAGCGAACCATGCCTAACATTTTGTCGCGAGCTACTGAGAATTCAGACACTCCAAGCTTCTTAGCAATTGTCTCCTCTGACTTGAATTCAACATAAAACATTATGACAATTCTCATCCATTGCTTTGTTTTAGTTGTTTCATTCTGCATTAAGTGAGTAAGCATATCTGCCACTGCATCGGCATGCTCATCATTGATTTTACATAGTGGAGCAACACGTTGACGACGATCAACTACAACACCATTAGCAGTATCAATCAAATGACCTAGTACACTTGATTCACCAAGACTAAAATAATGATCATCCAACAATAACCATGACCCATATTGCTCTAAATGCCATTCAATTGGCTTCTCATGCCAGTTGATTGCCACTGAGAAATGTTTTCTTTTCAATTGTGTATTCACTACTGCATTCATACCGTCACCTCTAAAGCCATTCCAATCCTCTTAATTCAAAGACTGCTTATAAACCGCCTCAACACCTGCTTTTAATTCGTCAAGCATTTTCAATGTTTCATCACGACCAATTTCAGCAAGTATTGAGCCGACAAAATCACAAATCACTAGCCGCTGGATTGTTCTTAAATTTCTTGAATCATCGCTTATTGCTTTTGCGCAAATCTCAACCTTGGTTGAAACAGCCTCTTTAACCTCAATAAACTTTTCTGTTACTTCATTCATCCCTATTCCCCTCAACTGCTCAAATACATAAATACTTTTTAATTTCATCTATGGCTTCATCTGCACCGAAGCAGACTTTGCACATGTAACCTTGTTCTTCTAAGCGTTGAATCATGAGCCTTTGACTTGGCTGTAATTTCCCTTTCTTTGACTTCAATTCAATCCAAAGCCCGTGTATCTCACCATTTGGAACAATTAGCTGAAGGTCTGGAACACCAGCCTTTACGCCTAACTTCTTGAACTTTGCAGCTTCAATTATGTTTCTTGAGCCACCATTAGGAATATGAAACAGGTAATCACTCAAACGACCTGACCCATATTTCACACGATGCGCCCAACTCATGAGCGTCATCTGTTCTTGATCTTCTGTAGGCACTCGATTAAATCGCTTTGAACGAGCTGCCTTTTGTGACTGGACCCTTTGAGCCTCTTTGAATGTGGTCATTGGTCACCCCATCGCTTTCTTGATTTCATGGATACAGAACTTCAATGCAAATACTCTCTGATCATTGCCGTTCTTTAAGTTCTGCTCTTTTGCCAATTCAAGTTGATTAACAAGCTGACTAGCTGCATTTCTTAACTTGTCGTTTTCAATCTTTGAGTTATGTAACTCTTGAGCTAGACGATCTACTTCTAAGATTGCTTGCTCTCTTGTTAATTCTTGGTCAACAAAACAAGTACCACCAGCATGACAATAACCGTCTGCGCCACAGTAAGGGCTTCCACCCTTACAGCGCATAACAGCATTAGCCCATGTTGCATCGTTCTTACTTAGCAAGTCATGCTCACATGGGACCTTGATTGCTTTCATCCTTCCCCCTTGAGCGCTTGCTCTAACTCTTTGAACCTTGCACAAACGTAGTTTGTAGGCTCTCCAACAATCACAGGCTTCTGCATAAGTTCTAGTGCCTTATCCACCCGCTTTTGCAGCTCTCCATTCAGCTTTGCAGTTGCCATTTCATCTAAGGCATATTGAGTTGCACGGTTATCTAAATCAGTGACTTGCTTTTGCAGCTTCTCACTCTTGCTTTGTAGCGACTGAATAAGCTCTTTATCCATTCCTTGTTGATATTCAAGATTTGAAATTCTTTGATCTTTATCTTTGATCTGCTCTTTTAAGAACCGTTCATCTTCGGCGAACTCTTCTTGCAGCCCCTCCACTTTCGCTTGCTGGTGCTGGAAAGACTTCCACGCAGATTGCGTCTCTAAAGCTCGATAAATGCCATCTTCGCTTTTATCCAAGGGCAACACATACCAACGCGCAAACTCTTCAAATTGCTCTTGTAATGCTTTCTTATCCATCACACATCCTCCACTTTGCAATTAGGCGAAATGTGGTTTTCTATGGGGAAGTCGTCTCCGAGCAACTCTAGAAAGTTCTCGTGAAGCACCTTTGCGAACTCAGGATGTAATTCTTGTAAGCTTCCTACAGGCTCGTCTATGGTTTCTAATTCCCTCGAATTCGAGGGTTTATCAATGCGGTGGCCTGCTGCTATTTCTTCTGGGGTGGCGTGGCGCAATAGGTTTACGTGAAACCCATCCTTCTTCCACACTAGATAATAATCACCAGCACAACGAAGAACCTCTTTAACATTCTTAACGCAAGCACTTAGGCTTGATGACTTAAAAACAACCCAATCCCCGACTTTAAACTCACTCATGGCTGGCTCCTTTTGGGCGTTGTTCTAGTGAGTCTTGCCAGTCTTCTTTAGGCTCAGATCTATAACAAAGAACAACTTCATCAAGTTCCTTAACTAACCACTCATTGCCCCACATAAAAGGCTTAGTGGTGTAGCAACAAGTCAACCCATTTGCATCAGTTGCAGCCCAATTGGCTTCTACTGGAATGGTTGACCAATCGTATTTATGCATTTTCCCCGCCTCCGTATATTGATTCGTAGTCGCGGATGGCTTGTTCAAATAAATCGAATTTAATGGCTTCTTTAGGTTTGCGCTGATTTCGCCCCAAAAGCTGTATTAATTTTTGATTTTCAGGATGTTGTATGAAATGAGTTGCTTTTTCATTTCTCAGTCTTTTTTGAAATGTGATTTTATTTGCGATAGCCAAACCACCGCAATTGTTAACCAAATCCAAAGACTCCACTAGGCGCTTGAGGTAGTGAAGATCAACAAGCTTCGGTCTTACTTTGTATGCCTCGACTGTTTTGTTTAGATCGATGTCAAACTTGTTATGATTCTCTGATGCAGACGCAACCACCTCTCTCGCCTTCTCCACCCCGAAGTCACGAATAAACTGTTCTGGTTTCATACCGCCTCCTTGTCATGTCCTGTCATGATCTCTAAGCGTTTGATCTCATCATTGATGTACCAAACAGCCTTTTGTAAATCTTGGATTTGGCTATTAGAGTCCTTTAACCCATTGCGCCATAAATATTTGATTGCATTGCCAATATTAAAGTTACGGTGTCTTGTGATCTGAATACACTCAATGCCACTTGGATCACTTGTGTAATGCTTAGGATGATTAACATTGTCAGTCATGCCACTAACTCCCTAATCACCATGATCTCTTTACCTTTCATGAGGCGCTTGTATAAGCTCAACGTGCATTTGCGAGTGTTTCTTGCAAGAGAGATAAGCGAAGGAGATACATTTGCCACATTGCACAACTGCTGCTGTCTGCCATGCACCTTTGAAATCCAGTCAAGTAAACTTTCTAGACAATCCTTGCTAACGAACGTATGTTTAAGTGAAGGATCCACTTCCAGTTCAAACAACTCATCGTTAAGCAATTCCATTTCCATTTGCGTTCTTAGGAATCTAATAATTTCTGTTTTAAGTTGGTGTTCTGTGCCATTCTCAAAAGCATCACGAACAGCCTTAACAACACACATCTCGTAAGGTGGGCGATTCTTTAACATCGCTATCTTGTTTAAGTTGTTTCTTACTTCAGTTAGAGTCATATCGCCACCCAAAATAGTTGTTTTGCTTTGTCTGTTGGCTTGAGTCCCATTGGTCGTGCATTATCAGATTGCAAATAACCGGCTTCTCTTAATTGATGAGCGAAACGTTTTGATTTTGAATAATTACAGCCGATCCATTCTTGAATATCCGCGATAGAAGTCTTGCCGCGTTTTTCAATTGAGTTCTTTAAAACCAAAGCCATTTTTTCGAATTGTTCTACTGTGCTGTGCTGTTTCATGACACACCCCCTAAGATTCTGAATGCGCTTCTAGCCACTTCTGGAAACTGTCCGTTGCCAATGGCTTTAAGTCTGTCCACCCCAAAGGCCACTTCATGGTTAATTCTGCGAAGTAAGGGTTGAGGTAAGTCGGATCTGTTTCGCAGGTCCTCAACGCTTCGCACATCTTGGCCCCACGGAAATCCTTTGACCCGCGATATCTGTTTTTGGATGAACCCTTTCCCTCGTTTGCTCCAAGAGTTGGTAGCGACAATCCAGGTGCGTTCTCGTTTATGAACTCCACCAATATCGGCGCATGAAATAATTCCCCATTGAGCATCAAACCCCATTTGGGCAAGATCACAGAGGATTCTGTCGAGTCCACGAGTAATGAGCATTGGACTGTTTTCAATGAATGCGAACTCGGGTTGTATTTCGCAAATGACCCGCTTAAATTCTTTCCAGAGTCCTGAACGTTCTCCGTCAAGTCCTGCACCCTTTCCTGCGATGCTGATGTCCTGGCATGGAAATCCGCCAGATATAACGTCAATAATTCCTTTCCATGGTTTTCCGTCAAAAGTAGTAATGTCAGACCAAATCGGGAAAGGTTTGAGAAATCCATCATTTTGTCGTTGCGCCAAAACTTGGCTTGCGTAGGCATCACGTTCAACTGCGCAAACTGTGCGCCATCCCAGCAAATGCGATCCGAGTATTCCGCCACCAGCGCCTGCGAAAAGAGCCAACTCATTTAAGCCACCTTTATTTTTTAATTCTTCACACCAATCGACTGTTTGATTATCTAGAGGATGTTTCACGCTGCACCTCTCTCTTCTTCTCGAATAGTCACAAAACGGCAGATATCTAAGCGGTCCATAACTCGAACTACGCCTTTCTTGCCATGACGATTTTTAGCAACGATTAATTCGGTGACACCTGATGGCAGGTCGTCTTCACCAATGATTGGATTCGCCAGAATGATTTGATCTGCATCTTGTTCGATCTGACCTGATTCTTTTAGATCTGATGCTTTAGGTCGCTTGCCTTTCTCAGACTCACGGTTAAGCTGTGCTAATGCGATAACTGGGCAATCAAACTCTTTAGCAAGTGCTTTTAAATCACGGCTAATTGAACTCACTTCCTGGTAACGGTCTTTCTTACTTGGGTCACGAACCAATTGAAGGTAATCAATAACGATGCATCCTAGTCTTTTGTATTTGCGCTTAGCTTTACGTGCCCAAGAATGTATTTCTGCAATTGTCGGCTTTTGCTTGTCTTCGATATGGATTGGCAAAGAACTGAACCGTCTTTGAGCATCTGCAAATTGAGCCAACATCCCATCAAATAATTCAGCGTTATGAATGTTGTCATAAGGTATTTGAGTTAAAGCTGAGATACAGCGGTTTGTGAATGTCTCTACATCCATTTCCGCAGATACAACCAATACAGGCTCGTTGTATCGCACTGCTGTCTGAATAACTAACATTTGAGCTAGAGTTGATTTACCTGAACCAGGACGACCACCCACGATGCAGAAGTGTCCTTTTTGAATTAATCCAACCAGGTTGTCGAGGTGAGTTAAGTTAAACTTTACGCCTGTGTACTGCTTGTTTGCTTTAGCCTCAGCCTTTTGGATCAAACGATCTGTAGCACGGTTCATAGCCTCTTCAAAAGTGAAGCTAGTTTTCTCAACATCGTTTGAGGTTTTCTTACCATCCAGAATGCTTTCTGCCGCAATATGAACATCAGGGATTGTTAAGTCTTTTGCAATCTCAGCAATGCTTTGCCCGATATGTTCAACTTCACGGTGTGCCTTAAACTTGTTTAGTTCAGCAACATAAGACTCTAGGTTGTAAAAGCTTGATGGCGCATCACTGCACATTTGAAGTAAGTATTCAGAGCCACCCATCAAATGAATTACGTTGTTTTGTTTAAGCTGCTGTTCAACCATAACGAAGTCATAAGGCTTGTTTTCGTTAGCAAGGTCCGCAATTGCCTGGAAGATTTGCTTATGACGCTCTGGAAAGAAACACTCAATATCAAGATCGTTACTTACAACGTCAAATGATTTGTCTACAGTCATCAATGCTGTAAGAACTGCTTGTTCCATAGGGATGTTATGAATATTCGACATTACCAATCCCCCATTTCTGTTTTGAGATTTTCAGGATTGATTGCTTGAGTGTTGTTTTGTTCTGCTTGTTTGAAAAGTTTTTCAACAAGTTTGAAATCACGTTTTACCCACTTCACGAAATTTGAATACATCTGAGTGCTTGTTACTGCACCAGTGATGATTTTGTTTTCGTAGTGTGGGTTGATTTCAAGAAGTAATTCTTCAACTTGAGCTTGATTGATTTTTGGTAAACCTGATCTTTGCATCCAAGAATTCAATTGTTGTAAATCTGGTTTCCAGATATTCAGAACTTCATCAACTGGATTTTCTTGTGTGCTCTCCTCTCTATAAATATTTTTATATAATTCTATTGTGTCTTTAGTTTCTAAAGTGCTGGCGCTTTCGTTAGTAAAGTGCTCGCGCTTTACTTTCTGTAGTGCTTTACTTTCTAAAGTGGTATTGCAGTTTTTAAAGTGCTCGACTAATGACACCTCATTAATTCTGTATTCATTACCCTTTCTTGAATCAGAACTAACAACAGTTACAACGCCTAAATCGGTTAATTCTTTTAGGCCTTTACGAACTGTAGTAGTGCTTAGTTTTTTAGAACCTTCAAGCTTGCCGCCCTGCAATTGAGAGTAACTTACAAAATCAGTAGTTTTGTCTTTAAAACCATTGATGCGGTCTTCCAGTTCAGCATACACATTACGTGCTGCATCACTAAGAAATGGACGCACATCACTACGATAAAGACGACTAGACATCACATAGCCCTTTTCGAACTTGTCTGTCATCTTGTCCCTACCTTTTGAAATTGGAATAATTTCAGCCTGCTTCAATGCACCCATCAAACACCTCTCAATACAAATGCAGCTAAATCAGCTTTTGCTTTAGCCAATGCCATAGAGTTTTCGAGAGTTCGATTAAGCACATAAGCCTCAACCGCTTTTTGAAACAAACTAATCTTCCGATTTAGTTCAATGTCTGCTAATATTGAATAGTTCATATGGTTTGCTCCGATTGAACATTGAGCCTGATCCACGAAATCAGGCTTTTTTAATGTCTGCTGTTTCTGAGCGCACTGATAAATCTGAATGCAGCTCATGGTTTTTATCGCTCTCTGTTAAGCCGAAAATCTTTTGTTTAATCTTCGTCTCAGCTTTCAATTTTTGGAGATGAGGCTTGATTAACGTTTCGTACACATACTCACTTGCACCCTGTCCTGCTCGTAGCATTTCAGCCAATGAGGACAACTGTTCTTTGTGGTCTGTTGGCATATGGATGGTGATAGACGCATCCTTCTTTGGTTTACGTTTAGTCATGGTTTTTCCTAGGCAGTTAATGCTTGACGGTCAGCCTTTAGCTTTCCATTTGTTAATACTTCAAAGGCAGCTTGCGTTCTTGGTGGTATGCCTTCTTGCTCCCATTTGGTAATACCTGAGCGTGCTTTTTTGATTTTCTTGGCTAGTTGAGAGTTATTTTCTACACCGTAGAACTCCCTCAAATGCTCTACATTCATATTCAAATTCCTGAACATATTAATTCAACTTATTGAACAACATGTTCAAGCATTTGTCAAACTTCTTGTTCATAATTTTGAACATCTGATATAAGGTTTTGAACGATGGATAATTCTGTTTCTGATCGCATTCAATCTCGAATGGCTGAATTAAAGTTATCTCAAGCGGATTTAATGAGGCTCACTGGCGCTGCTAGAGGAACTGTTTCTGGTTGGGTAAATGGAAGTAATAATCCGAGCGCAAAGCACATTGAGGCGCTAGCAACCGCATTAAAAACAACATCCAGATGGATTCTTACTGGAAAAGAAAAACAAAATTTAACCAACTTCAACATGCAAGAATTTATGGATAAGCACGGCCTATCCAAGAAAGATGAATCATCATTTGATGTGAATGATATTCAAAGCGCGTCAGTAGTTGAGTATGGTGGGGATGATGGATTTATCTGGATTGATGTGGTAGAGGCAAGTTTTTCTTGTGGCACAGGAGAATCTATAGAGTTTCACTTTGATGTGATCAATGGAAAACAGCCATTCCCACCTAGTTTTTTTAAACAAAAAAATGTTCATCCTGATTGCATGCGCATCATCAAGGCTAAAGGCGACAGTATGGCGGACAAGATTGAGGATGGGGATTTGGTTGGCATTGATATATCCCAAACCGACATTATTGATGGTCAAATTTATGCTGTTTACTTTGAGGGTGAAGGCATGATTAAGCAGATTTTCAAGGAAGAAGGCGGGAAACTGATTCTGCACAGCCTAAATCCTAAATACAGAGATCGTGAAGTCACGGAGCAAAATGGATTGAATTTTAAAGTTATGGGTCGCCAATTTTGGCGTGCAGGTTAAAAAAGGAGAATGGAATTGGATAACGCAAAACTACCAATCAACCAGATTATTGCTCGCATCAATGATGCTGCGAAACATGGTGAAGCTTTGGTGCTAACAGCCGAAGAAGTAAAGATTCTTTCTAAAGATATTGGCGACAAAGTCTTTATTCCTGTGCTTACTAATGAGCAGGTCGTGCAGTTGGTAAAAGAAGGAAAGCTAGGCCAGAAAATTAATAACACCAAAGATTAATAAACTGTGAACCCGACACAGTCTTAACAACAGATCGGGTGGAGAAATGTAATGACAGATAAAGTAGTTTTAAATGGACCATTGGAATTAAAAAATAACTCTGAAGCTCGTGTTGCTTATGAATTGATGGTATTAATCGCCAATAAGGAAGTTGGTTTTACTATGGCTCAAAATAAAAATGTAGCCGACGAACAGAAGTCTAGAGATTACTGGTTAAAACTTTATTCACAATGCCATAGCGTTGCTAGAGGAAATGAGCACGTTCCTCAGGAAAACTAGAATACTTTTTCTGAAATAGTTTTGATAGTGCTAACTATTTCATCAGGATCTGTGCAACCTTGTTGAATTAAAGCCAGGATAAGTTGGAATACTTGTTCTTGATTCATAATAAACTCCAAACAACCCACCCCGTGTGGGTTTTCTTTTGCCTATTAAAGCATGAATTCAGAATATTGAACATTTTTAATTAATTTATTGAACAAAGTATTGACATTAATGTTCAATTAGTTGAACATAACTCTACCGAATATTAAAAAGCCCTGAACAATCTTGGCGGATGCAGGGCTACTCAAAGAGTGAGATAAGTATGAATCAAAGAATTGAAAAGTACAAGCTTAGCCAAGCCTTTAGGGATGGCTCGAAAGCTTTTGTAGCTTTCTGGATTATCACCTTCATTGCATTTGCATTCTTAAAAGGCTGTGCCGACGAGCAACACGTCAACGAACTCAAAGCAAAACAGAACATGTATGTGCGTGTTCAGGTTGAGGGGGTGAAGTGATGGAAATCCGTATCGGTAAAGAATGGGTTATTCAATCTTCTGGAAATGCAATGAACATCATTCTTGCGAAAGTTCCTCAAGATTTGCAGGACAGCACAGATCCAATTGACCCAATTCGTTTAAGTCAGAAGTTTTATTACTCAACTATTTTTGGCGCTATTACAGGTGTTTTTAAACTTGGTATTGCTGACTCAGAAGCTCGCACATTCCAACACTTAGAAAAGGAAATACATCGCATAGCAAAGGAATGTCAGAAGGCATTTGACGCAGCTAAGGAGCCCTCTCATGGATAACTACATAGCACTAGCTAGTTTCATTGGGTTATTCAACCTCATCTTGGCGGTTCACTGGGGGATTATCTAATGAATATGTTAGCCAATATCTCGTTTGATGCTGCTACTGAATCAAAGCTTTTGAAGGACTTAAGCAAGCATCCTGAACTGTTAGCGGGTGCAGTGGAATATGCCTTTCAACGTGGCGATATCAACTCAAAAGAATACCGCCAATGGCAAAGCAAGATTGCAGAAATGGAGCGCCAACACACTGCAAACCTTTTAGCGACTATTAAAGCGTGAGGTGTGTATGGGCTTTTTCTTCAATGCAGAATTTCTTGAACAATTTGGTTGCTGTGTTGGTGAAGAAGATGAAGCAACTCACTACAGCACTTTTGGTGGCAGCGATTGGAAACTGAAAGCCAATAAAGACCAGATGTTCTACTGGGATGCCCTCTCAAAGTCTTGGAGAGGATGGGCATTAACATTAGAGCACTGTACTCCAATCGGTGAGAAAGAACCAAATTACAAATGCGGACCAGTTAATCAGGTCGTAGTCAAAATAGATGAAACGACTCGTGAATTGTCTCCGATTTATTCAAGCTCGAAATATAAAGGTGATTAAAGATGAACGCACAAGTTAATGAATTACAAGTATTAGAACAAAACGTAATTGTAGCGGCTTTCGCTAAACGTGGTGGGACAGATGAATTGTATGAGCGTATTGCTCAAGAAGTTTGTTCTCATGTGCCAGATGTTAGCACCAAAAAAGGCCGTGATGCTATTGGGTCACTTGCATTAAAAATCAGTAAGTCAAAAACACTTATTGAGAAATGTGGCAAAGAATTAGTAGCTGAACAAAAAGCTCAAATCAAAGTAATTGATGATGATCGAATCTCAATTGTTAAGAAGCTTGATTTATTGCGCAATGAGGTTTTGGCACCACGTGATGCCTGGGAAAAGGCAGAAGAAGACCGTGTAGCGAAGCATGAAGAAAGTATTCTTTCTATCAATTTCTACAAAACTGCAGTTATTGCAGATAAAGATAGTGTTTGGCTAAAGGGTGTGATTCGAAATGTTGAAGAAATTGTCATTGATTCATCTTTCGAGGAATTCGAGGAACAGGCAAAAATTGCCAAATACGAAACTCTGGAGTTTCTACGCACCACCCTAGCTGCTCGTGAAAAATATGAAGCTGAACAGGCTGAATTAGAGCGTCTTCGCCAAGCTGAAATACTTCGCCAGCAACAAGAACGTGAGGCTCAGATTGCCCGTGAAGCTGCCGAAAAAGCGACCCGTGAGGCGGAAGAAAAAGCAAGTTTTGAAGCTGAACGTGTACAACGTGAAAAGGCTGAGGCAGAACAACGCGAAGCTCGATTAAAGGCTGAAAAAGAAGCTGCTGAATTACGCGCACAACATGCAACAGAAGCAGAACGCAAACGTATTGAAGCTGAACAAGCTGCGAAGCTAGAGGCTGAACGCCAAGCAGATGAGGCGCGCCAAGCAAACCAAGCTCACCGTAAAAAGATCTGTAATGAAGCACTTAAAGGTTTATTGGCTTTGGGTATTGATGAAGCAAAAAGCAAAGAGATTTTGCAAGCAATCAATAAAGGCTTAGTTCCACACGTATCTATTAAATTTTGAGGATTAGAAGATGAACGCACCTGTAAACGGAACACTTATTACTACACAGATTGCAAACGTTGCTGAAACTCTTGGCTTGGTAAATGTTAATCCACAAGAGTTAAAGGAAACACTGATTCAAACAGCTTTCCGTACTGAAACACCTGCAACCGATGCACAAATGGCTTCTCTTTTGATTGTTGCTGGTCAATACAAACTGAACCCATGGACTAAAGAAATCTACGCTTTTCCAGATAAAAACAAAGGGATTATTCCAGTTGTTGGCGTAGATGGTTGGTCTCGAATCATTAACGGAAACTCTAATTTCAACGGTATGGAATTTAAGTTTTCAGAAAATATGGTTCAGATGGAAGGCGCGAAAGTTGCTGCACCTGAATGGGTTGAATGCATTATCTACCGTAAAGACCGTGACCACCCTACTGTTGTTCGCGAGTATTTAGCAGAGTGTTATCGCGCACCATTCAAGTCTAAAACTGGATATGTTGTTGAAGGACCATGGCAGAGTCACCCTTCTCGCTTCTTGCGCCACAAGGCAACTATTCAATGTGCTCGTTTAGCCTTTGGTTTTGTTGGTATTCATGATCAAGATGAAGCGGAACGTATTGCTGAAAGTGGACAGCCTATTAAGGATGTCACAAGTGAAGTGCCGGAAGGCTACCAAGCCTTTGAAGACGAACATTTAGCTACGCTTAAATCAGAAGCTCAATACGGCACTGAACGATTGCAAGCTGCTTATGTAGCTATTCCAAAGGGAAACCTTAAAAAGCACCTTTGGGAAGTTCACTCAATTAGCCTAAAAGAAATTGCTCAGTTTGCTGACCAAGCTTTACAACGCCAAGGAGAAACCTATGAACATTCTCCAGCGTAGTGAAGATTGGCATTCGGAACGCTGTGGCAAAGTCACAGCAAGCCGAGTTAAGGATTTAAATGCGAAGCCTAATAAAGGCAAAGCTTTAAATGCATTGGGTTTAACTATTCTAGCTGAGCGCCTAACTGGCGTTCAGAAGGAAATATTCACAAACACTACTATGCAATGGGGTATCGACAACGAGCCTCATGCAATAGCAGCTTATGAAAATGAGACGGGTAACTTTGTAGTTGGAACGGGTTTAATTGACCATCCTTTCATTGAAATGTTCAGGGCTTCACCGGATGGGCTTGTGGGTGATAAAGGTCAAATTGAAGTTAAGTGCCCAGACACTACAACGCATTTGAATACCCTGCTGACCAAGCAAGTACCAGATGAGCACATCCCTCAAATCACTAGTCAATTGGCTTGTACTCGTCGTGAATGGTGTGACTTTGTGAGTTATGACCCACGTCTGCCAGAAGGACTACAGATCATTATTATTCGCGTCTTTGCTAAAGACTTGGCTATCGAAGCATTAGAGCAAGATGTTCGTAAATTCAACAAAGCTATAGATGACGCAATTAAAACTTTGAAGGTGGCAGCATGACAGATTTGAATAAGGAAAGAGAGCTATACGAGTCAGTAATTGAAAAGACTCAAGATTTAAAAATGGTGCATCTTGTTGGGATTAGCTTCAATCAAGAAAAAAACCAATATGAAGTTCCTGGTGAAAAATGGGCAAGTGAATTAACAGATGCTTGTTTAGAGCTAAATACTGGATGGTTCATTTGGCAGGAATGTGTAAAAGCCAAAGCTCAGGCGGTGCCAGAGAATCACATTGTTGTACCAAGAACTAGAGAAGTTGTAGTGGCAATTGAAAAAATAGTTCAGCAGCAATGTGATGCCAGTGGAGTACAGGAACCGCTTCACAGATTGGATGGGTGGAGAATCCTGGAGGAAATTGCTGAAAAGGTTGAGGAGATTAAGTGATGAACAATGTATCTGTTTTTAACTTCAATCAAAACGAAGTCCGCACCATCGTAAAAGAGGATGGTGAAATTTGGTTTGTTCTTTCTGATGTTTGTAATGTTTTAGAGATTGGCAATCCAAGTGATGCAGCACGTAGATTAGATAATGATGAAGTTACCCTCGATATTATCGAGGGTAACCACAGACCAACTAATTTAGTTAATGAATCTGGTCTTTATTCTTTAGTTCTAACAAGCCGTAAACCCGAAGCTAAGCAATTTAAGAAATGGGTTACTTCTGACGTATTGCCAAGCATTCGTAAAAATGGTGGCTATATTGTTGGGCAAGAAGTTGATTCACCTGAAATATTGATGGCTAAAGCACTTCAAGTTGCAAACAATATTTTAGAGTCAAAAACAAAAGAGTTAGAGGCAGCAAAGTCAAAGGTTGAGTTATTAGAGCCGAAAGCGCAAGCACTTGAAACTATAGCTAATACTGATGGCACATACACTATACGCGAATGTGCAAAAACTATTAATATCGGTGAACGCAAACTAATAAGTCTATTAATTGATAAAAAATGGATTTATCGAGAAGAGCATGGACGTTTACAACCGTACTCAACAAAACGAGAGGCAGGAATATTTATCAATCGCCCATCACCAGTAATCATAAATAAAAATACTGGTGAGGAGAAAGTTCATTTACATATGCGAATCACAGCTTATGGGTTAACAAAAATTACTGAGTTGGTGAATAGCTGTAAACATAACGGAGGGTTTGCAGCATGACAGAGGTTAAATTTGTTTCTATGCCTGCCTCTGAGTTGGAGCAGTTAATAGAAAAGGTGTGTGAAAAGGCTGTATCAAAAGTTTTAGCAGCCCAAGGCGATGAGCTGCTAACCATATCAGAACTTCAAAAAAGGATACCCGGCTTATCTTGGCATATATTTGACAAGCTTCGGAAGAAACATAAATTAAAAGATATAAGAGGCAAATACTCTCTTACGGCTGTGAAAGCCTTGCTGCAATCTGACTAG